TCGACCTTTGTCCATCTTTAGTAATAGCGGTTAAGGATTGAACTCCTTTAACTAATCCAGGTATCTCAAAGGGAGTTCTAGCTGCCTCTTTTTTGATACGAGCCATTACAGCATCGGCTTCTTCGGCAGAACCCAATAGAGCCATAAAGCCCTGTCTGGAAGCTTCTAAATTACCAGCAGTTTTTAATCCTTGATAAGCAACAAGTCCCAAAGATGTTCCAACAACAGCAAGAGCAGAAGCAAATTGCTGACTTGCTTGAGTAGCCCCATCCATATAATTGCTGAAGCTTTTACCAAAACTCTTGGCTTGAGTTTCAGCACTGCTTAAGCCTTTATCAAACCCTGACTTGTTTAAATCAAGGTCAAAATAAATACTGCCTACTTTTGTTCCTGTTACCATACTATGTCCTATTAAATATCTTGGTTAATTTTTCCTTATAATCTTTGTCTGGTTGGTCATCTAAATCAATTACTCCTCTGGCTTGTCTTTCTAAAGAGTGGATTACTCGTCTTGTTTGCTCTTTTTTTAGATAAGGCACAGATACTATCGTAATTTCATTTAGTCTATCGTTAGCATCAAGTTTAACAGCCTCTTCTAATAGCCAGAAAAACCTGAGTGAGTATTCGTCTAACAAAGTGCTTAAAGTGTAGCCTTGATAGCGTCTAAGAAAATACGCTATCTGCTCTAAGATATTGTTTTTTTTTCAGCCGAACTAACGACTTTTGCTTGTCTTACTTGTTCAGGTGTAGCAACAGTCATTACAAACTCCATTAGTTTCGTCAACTGTTCGTAACTTAAATCAACTCCTTTTTCTAAAGCAGGTATCATAGGTGTTAACGCTTTTTGTATGTCTTCTAATAACTCTACTGATTTTTCAGGAGTATCAACATTCTTTGCCTGAGATGATACCTTCATTAAATTAATCAAGGTGCGTAGCTTGGGTGGATTGACATCAATTATCTCACCACCCAGCTTTACCTTAAATGATTTTGGCTCTAATAAGTCTAAATCTAAATCTACCATATCTTAATTCTCCTTTTAGCTAATTCTACCAAAGTGTCCTAAAGCAGCACCATCTGTTCTTCCGGTATCTACATAGCCTTCAAAAGTAACTTCATAAACTGTTTGGTTATCAACTTCATAATTTAATTCAACATTGGAAGTAACCACTGCTTTATAAATTACAATATCCTCACTAAGATTATTATCAGCATTTCTTAAAGGATGTAAAATCAACTCCCCTTCATCGCCAGTTAAATCTCTGGCTTGTCTTCCTAAAGTAGCAGCCTGTCCAGCATTAGCTGAAGTTGCTGGCATAACCCTTAATAGATTAGCAATACTTAACTCAACTAAAGGCACAGTAGCAGTTAAAACTTCGCCAATTAAAGCACGACCAACCTTTGAGTTTCCCCATCTGTCAACCGACTTGTCGGCATATTCTGGTTCATAAGAAACAGTAACTCCACCTTTAGTGTGTCCTAAATCAACTCCCTTGTAAGATACTCTACAAGCACCGATTTTTACATTTGTTACACTCATTCTTTTCTCCTTATTAAATTATTTTTTATCTATAAATAACTTGGATTGTAGTGCGATATAACGACCTATTATTCGCATCTCTACCAACATCTACCAAGCCATCTAAAGAATAAGCAAAGTAGATATAACTATTAGTCGTCTGGACATTGGCAAGTTGATGTAACTCGTCAAAAGCCTCTTGCAACTTATTAAAACTATTAGACGGACTTTTACTTCTTGACCATATTTCTATTGTCTGTTCATAGTTTTTTAGATACCTTTCCTGATTTGAACCTGTGCCGACCAAGAGTAAGGCTTCGTCATCTTCTCTTAACATACCTATAAAAATATCCTCGCCAACTATACCTATATTTTTAGCTTCAAGATATTTAGCTATTTCTTCTACTATATTCATAAAACACCTTTAATTATTTTTATCATATCCCTTTGTGCGTTTTCCCCAGCACCTCTTAGATATTCCTTACCTGTACCTGGAGTTGAATATCTACGCACTACTCTGCGACCATCACCGCCATATTCTTGATAGCGAGCATAAGCACCAGAAGCATTATCACCAAACCTTACTTGATAATGACCTTGACTTAGTCTGACTGTTTTACCTGAAGCCTTTAATTGTCCTGGTTTTGTGCCTCTACGACCACCCTGCTGAACTCCTGCTGATTTAGGTGCTTTCATTTTAGCTTCAGTTTCAATTCTTTCAGCTAAAAGACTCAATCCTTTGTCAAGTTTCATTTCAGTTATCTTTTTAAACTCAGGTATTCTGCTTTCAACTCTCATTAACTTATTCCTTCTAAAGATTTATGTTCTTCTAAGTAAACCTTAATAAACATAATCTCGGTAGTTTTGCCTCGTTTGGCGTTAATCTTCTTAATAACTCTATAAAAGCCATTTCCATATTTTAAGATTGAACCTTTATCAACCACTGCGTCCTTAGGTAAATGAACAATAGCGTCAGACCTTGCTTCTTCCATTTCAGAGTCTAAAACTATTCCAGCGTGGTCTAAAAACCTGCCTTTATAAGTATCCAAATTATTATCAAAGACCAAATCACCGTATGCGTCTTTCTTTACCTGAACCACCGAAATGTCATCTACAAAAAAATCCTCTATCATATCAAAGCCTTTTTATAATGACCTAAAGTTTCTCTAATTACAGGATTATCATTTATAATACTGCCTATTTCATAAGAGTATTGCTCAATAGACTCTCTCTTTAAACCTCCTTTTGTGTTCTGAAGCTCTGAGACCAATTCTAAGGCGATTAACTTAAGGTCTAAGGGTGGAGTTATGGAATAGCCTTTTTTGCCTGTTATTTTGTATTTATATGAAGAAAAAAGACCATTTAAATTCCTAATCCTATTCTTATAGCTCTCATTAAAAGGCAAAAGCTCATAATTGGTAATTTCTTCAACTAAATCATCAGAGTCATAGGCTTCAACCTTAGTAATGGTTGTAAACTCGTCTATCTCAAGTTCTCTCTTGCCTGTTCCGTAATACCAATATGAACCTGAATTTAATTCGGTGAATATCCTGCCTGTGTAATTTTCAATGAACTTAGTAATAGCTGGGATTATAGTATTTTCAATAACCATAGCTTCACCTGACTCAAAAGTTTTGTTTAATCTATTTTCTAATTCTGTTAATGTAATCATCTTTTAACCTTTCTTAGGCTGGTAGATAGACTCCCAAATAAGGAAGTCCACCTTACCAAATTAAGATATGGTTGTACTTGTTCTCAAGACAGAAAATGCTTCTGGGAATATAGCTTTACCATACATTCTCTTTACGCCCCTTAAGGCTTTAGCGTCTTGTTCGCCTAAATTAGTAGTGCCAACAGTTCCTTCTTCAAGAACTTTTAACTGAATACCTGTTCTTTCAACCAATCTGTATTTCTTCAAATCACCAAAAATCATAAAACTGGTAGATGGTGCGTTATTAGAAATAGTAGGCATAACTTCAACTAACTCATAAGGATAACCCCAAATAGTGCCAGTTACACCGCCATTGGGTCCGGGTTGCCAGATGTATTGTCCAGTAGTATCTTTTACTTTTCTCAAAACGCCTAATAGTGTTCTGTGAAGGTAGAATTTACCATTTCTTTGAGACTCAGAAGGTACACCATCAATCATATCTGATAGGTTGTCAAAAGTAACACCACCAAAACCTCTGGCGGCAGCCATAGTTACTACATTAGTGCCAGTAATTCTAAGAATACCAACTGAGGTATCAGTAAAGACAATCTCATCAGCTTTCTTAGCAAAAGCACGGGCAAATGACTCAGTTAATTCATTCCAGATATTTACAGCGGAGTCTTCATCTAATTCATCTGTCAAAGGTGCGACCGCAGCGTATTTCTTTAGAGTAATTATTACTTGGTCATAAGTAGGTGTGCTAGCTGTTTTCTTAGCACCTTCAGCAGTATCATAAACAATTAAATCAGCAGTTTTCTTAGGCAGAGTAACAGAAGTTTTAGTTGTTCTATGAATATAAGCATCTCTTAAAGCTACACCAAATTGTTCTTCTAACTTTTGAATTTCAGCAACAAACTCTGTAGGTGGAATTAGGTCATCATAAGTAGTAGTAGTCTGTAAGGTTTTTAGATGTTCAACTAATTTCATCTCCTTAGATATTTCTTCTTCGGCTTCAATTTTAGCCTCAACTTCACCTAAAGATTTTACCTCTACTTTTTCCTTAATATCACCAATCTCAGCTTTGATTTTGTCGGCAACTGCTTTTACAGTTTTCTCATCAACCTCTACTTCTGTAATTTCTTCAACTACTTCCTTTTCTGATGCTTCCTTTTTTTCTTTTAATTCTTTCATATTATTCTCCTTTTAAATCCTCTTTAAGCTCTCGGATAACCATTTCAACAGCCTTGTCCAAGACATTAGCTACTGCTTTGGCTTTCAAGAGTTTAACCTTGTCGCTACGACCTTCACGACATAATTCTTTTGTTTTATCTAAAGCTTTTTCAGCTACTTGAATACTTTTATCAATATGATTTTCTTCTTTAATTTCTTTTAAATCAATCACTCTTTTAATCACTTCACCCATCTCCTTTAGATGTTCTATATCACCATTCAAATCTACCTCAATACAATTTTTTTTACCCTGATAATCTTTAATATGTAAGTCGCCTTTTTCAGCCATTTCTAAAGCATCAGTATCGTATCCCATTTGTTTAGCTACTGCTAAGGCTTTAGGGTCAGCACCAATTAAGACAGCTGAGTATTCTAACATTTTAGTTTTGGTATAGATTATATTTCCGTTCTTATCTTCTTCAACTTCTTCGGCTCTAAAACCAATAGAAAAAGCATTCATAAACTTTTCTTTATAAAGGTTATAGATAAGATTAGCAAAAGGATAGATATTAGAAGCAAACTCCATAATAGACCTAAGCGTTCCATCTTGAGCTTTCCAAGTTCTTAAGGATTTTCCGATAGCAGGTTCATCGTATTTATGCGACCAAGCAACTACAGGACTCTGTTTATATTCACTTAAATCAACACCTTTAATATCTAAAATCTCTCCGTGTCTATCTAATTTTCCTGAATTGATAATTACCTCTAAAACAGGTGCGTCTTTATCTATCTTAATTTTGGCTTCTTCAAGCTGTTTTAAAGCCTCGTCTGATAAATCTTTTCGGATTTCAGCCTTAAGGCTTCGTCTAATAAGTTTTTTCATAGCTCTCCTTTGTTAAATAAAAAGCCCAAACAAGAGCCGATTACTCGGTCAAATTTGGACTCTAAATGGTCGTATTAAATTTTCAAGAATATCATATACCTTTTTAATATTTTTGTCAAGTTAGTATGTATTTAATTTAGCTTGTTTAGCATCTTTAGCGATTTTTGAGTTAG